TTGATGGCTGATCCGAAAATCTCTGAGATGCCGGTAATGCGTACACCGAAAAAATTATACGGATAAGGGGAAAAGCGAGGTTGTGATATGCCGATAGAACCAGTCACTGGTAAAGATATACTCGAAGAAGTATACGATCCCGAAAGGCCACCGATCCCTGATAACATTTTGCCCACTGTTGATCCTGGCGAGGACGATAACCCGGACCGGGAACCTACCCTAGAAGAAAAATTCTCTAATATGCCAGTCGGAACCATGGTTGACCAGGAAATAGCCCAGATGGTAACTGACCGGAGAATGGCGTCTGAAATTCATCGCCAATCAAAGAAATTGATCTGGGACAAGTGTTGGGAACACATGAAGCAGGTTTACGACAATACCGGTAAGGAAGCATGGCAGTCGACCATATTCCAACCGGATACAACAAAGGTTGTTGAGATCATTGTGGCTAACCTCCATGGTGCCATCCTCGGCCCTGAGGTCCCCATCGAATGGCAATGCAAGGTCAAAGAGCATGAACAACATATAAAAGATATCAACGACATCATGAAAAATGATTTCGAGAAGTGTAAGTTCAAGTCCCATTTCACTGATTTCCTCCGTGGGCTCTGTATCGCCGGCACCAGTGTCGGGAAGGTCGGGTACGTCAAATCAGAAGATATTGTGATTGTGAAAGAGCGGCAACGGGCAAGCTTGATTGAACGAACAATCGCCTCCGCGCTCGGGAGGGATATACAACCAAAGCCTGATAAGTACACGCCCACCAGGATGCTGACCAAGGACTACGCCAATATCGACTACCGGGACATTTACAACATCTACCCGGAACCGTTTACCACGGATATAAGCAAAGATCACTGGCTGATTGAGCGGTCCAGAATTACGAACAAGGAACTGATTGAAGGTGCCAATGACCCGGATGAATTCCTCCGACTCCGCAATGTGACACAGGATCTACTAAACCGGTCTGGCTCCCACGATGTGGAGGAGGATCCGGAAACCCAACAGCGTAGATGGACACTTCAACAACAATCGACGAACATGATCTATTTCGATCCGGATTCGCCCCATGACCTACTCGAATATTGGGGTCCGGTGCCCTTGTGGATGATTCAACCGGAAGCCCGGAACGATGAGGCAACCAAGTACGATATGGTTAATGGTTGGATCTGGGTTGTTGACGGTAAATGGGTTGTCCGGTCTGTTTTGAATCCATATCGAGATGGTGAGCCGCCATATTTCAAAGGAACCTATATCCGGATTCCAAATGACTGGTGGGGTATCGGGCCGGCAGAACTTATGCTGAGTTTACAGATCAGCAAGAACGAAATGGTGAACACCAAGACCGACAACGTGAACCTGATGTTAAACAAGGTTTTGGCTATCCTGAAAGACAAAGTTCCGAACGGGCTATGGGACCGCCTGGAATCTGCACCGGGCCAGGTATGGCCGTTTGAGGGCATTGACGATATCCGGAAGGTTATGATGCCAGTCGAGTTCCCGAACCTAGTGAGAGACATTTATGCGGGTATCGACATTGTGGACAGCGCTATCCAGGAAGTGACGGGGGCTGTTAAGTCAACCATCGGAACTGGTGGCTCCGCTTCTGAAACTGGTGGCGGCACATTCCGGGGCCAACTCCTGAACCGGCAAACAGCTTCAGAGCGGTTCATGCTCTATGCCCGAACCCTCGAAAGTTCTTGTCTGGGTGACGCCTATAAGAAAATGTACCAACGCGTTTACCAGTACAAAACATTTGAGGCGATTGAACAGATCATAGGCCAGGAACGAATGAAAGTGTTTGATCTGATGACACCTGAACACGTAGACCAAGTTGCAAGGCTTGTACCGCTCGGGGTTATGACTATGGAAAGCAAAGGTGTGAAACTGGCCCAGATGGCTGATTACGCGAAACTCTGGGTTGGTCAGCCGTGGTTCAAAGCCTACGATTTCGCGCGTCAAATGTGGATCGAGATGGGTTACACGGATCCGGACACGGTTATTTTCTCAGCAGAAGAAATGCAACAGTTCAATGAATTCAGAAGAATGATAGCCGGCCAGGGTGGGGGACCGCCCTCGAGTGGCCCCCAGGGTGGCCTTATCGGTGGGCCCGGTGGCCAGTCGCCGCCCCCTCCGCTGCCAACAGGATCACCTGATTTGCCACCTGTTGCGGGTGTTGGACCCGGCCCCGTTGGCCCGGCACAAGGTGTTAAACCTGTTCTACCAGGAGGCGGTGGTGTCTGACAATTTCCAAATACTGGATGACGACGAAGTGAATGACGAGGACCTTTACCTCATGAAGTGGCGTAATCCAAAAGACTTGCTTTTTAAAGATGTCCCAAGGAGGGGAGATGAACATATTCACAAAAAAGAATCCTGACTCGTTAAGCCCTGAAGATCGGAAACAGATGGCTATCGAGTTGTCTAATTCGTACCTCAACATCATGAATTCGTTTGCATGGCGTGACCTGGATGCGCTTCTGGACAAGATAGCTGCGGATTCTGTTACGGCGTGTGATGAGTGCGACATAAAAGACCTGACTGCCGCTTCGATTGGTCATCTCCGTGGTGTACGGGAAACGATCCGGAAGATCCGAAAACATATAGATTTTTCAGTGAACGGTTTATCGAGAAAATAGATTTTCCAAGAATTTGACCACAAGCCCATCGCGGCCGGTCATAGGGAGGAAAAATGGAAGGACAAGAAAACGACATGGATGCGGCCCTTATTGCAGAAGATGGCAAGACCTCAGCCCAGATCCTTGCGGAAATTAAGGAACAGCAGAAGGCGCTTAAAGAAGAGCCAAGGAAAGCGTCGGAACCTGAACCTGCACCCGCACCGGAACCTGAGCCTGCGGTCCCACCTAAGCAAGAAGATAAGCTCTCCGAACCTGCGCAGCCTTCAAGTGCAGATGAAGTAGTTGCCCCACCAGGGGAAAGTGACAAGGCGACTGAAGAATGGATGACGAAGAAAGGATTCAAGAGTACCGCCGAAATGGCGCGTTCCTTACGGAACCTCGAAAGGGAACTGTCTAGACGACCAAAGGGTCCAAGCGAACCAAAAGGGACTTTTATCCCTCGCCCGGCTCAGCCGGCACCCGCTTATGTACCCCCAACTCCGACGGTCAGGCCCCCGACCTCAATGATTGACGACCTCGCAAAGCAATATAACATGGACCCGGAGGATCTACAACGCGTAGCTCCCCTGGCCGCTGATATTGCCTCTAATGCGATTCGTCAGCAAGTTCAACCTCTTGTGGGGGAAATCACAAGACTGAACAAGCAGGTCGCGAGAAAAGCTGAAATAGACGGCCTTGAATCTGACCCCGCTTACCAGAATCCCGGTGTACAAGTCGAAATGTACAAGATATTGGAAGCGGACCCGTCCATCTTTCAAACTGAGCCCGCGCCCTACAAATACGCTTTTAAAGAGGCGTTATCTGTTTTGGGGCGGAGAAACCTGGAAGGGAAAAGTTCGAGTGAAAATAAGAATGTAGATCTTGAGGTGATAACGGGAAACGATGTGTCTTCAAAACCTCCGGCAACTGCGAGGGGAAAGAGTTCCGGACCAAGAAGCAAATCGGGTATGTCAGCACCAACTCAAATGAATAATGTTACTTTTGCAAGCCTCCCTTTGGCGGAGAAAGAAAAGTATTTGAGGCAATCAGGAGCTATGTTCGACGAAGAGTAACTTGATCCCCCAGTAGAAGGGGGGGGTGAAATTAAAATGGCAGTTTATACAGATACAAGCGGCGCAACTATTACCACGATGATTCCGGATTATTACGATCACGTGTTTCTAGAGCGCCTTATGGCTAATCTAGCCTACGATAAGTACGGGATGCAAAAACCACTTCCACAAAAGGAAGGCGACGGAATTGTATGGCATCAACTGATTAACCCTGGAACCGGCTACACTCTTAACGAGACAGTGGCCGCAGGGACCAGTGCGGTGTCCACAAGGAAAGTGTCGGCGACCATTGAGTGGAAAGCGGACTTGCGTGATGTTACTACCAGAGTGGAAGCGACTGCGGTTTGCCCGGTTGTACGGGAAGTGGCAAACGCACTCGGTTACGGTGCAGCCTTGACCAAAGATGCGTTCATTGCGGACAAAATCGGGTTCGGGTCTGCGGCCTCCACTGGTATTACTGACGCTTCATCCACGAAGTTCCCATCAGCGTTTACTCAAGGATTTCCTTTACTTGAAGGAAATACTGGGTCTACGTTCTGGGCGGCAATCGGTCTGCAAAACGGGTTCTTCTCTACGCAAGCCACTATCGCACACGTGCGAAAAGCGGTGACGTATTTGAAGGGCTTGGATGCAATGCCTTTTGACGACGGGAATTACAGAGGTGTCGTACATCCGACTGTGTCCGATCATATCCGAAGTGACTCTAACTTTGCGACTTGGATGGCTTATACCAACCGGTCCGCAATGGAAAAAGGTCGACTCGGAGTTATTGAGCGGGTGCTGTTCGAAGAGAGTTCTCAGGCGATGACTGTGCCGGTGTTGTCTTCAACATACTCCGGTTTCGTTTCTGGTGGAACCTTGTACGGAACTTTGATCGTTGGTAGAGGTGCATACGGTGTTACCAAGTTGCGTGGTCAGGATGCCAAAATCAATATAATCTCCGGCGCGGAAAAGAGTGATCCTCACAATCTCCATACCTATGTCAGCTACAAAATAGGAATGGCTGCGAAGATTCTCAATCCGTCAGCAGGCATTATCTTGACTTGGTTGTCCCCGACTTAATGAATTGGCTTATGGCTCCTCGTTTGTATTCCCCACAGGCGGGGAGCCACAGGCATTTAAAAGGAGTTTAGAGATGGCAAGAAAAAAAGCGACAAAGAAACGAGCTGTAAAGAAAGTTGAACCAAAAGAAGCGCCGGTAGAAAAAGAGGCGCCGGTCGGAGAATGTATTGTTGGTGTCGAAAAGAAACTTGTCGGACTGGCCAGTAAGGAACCATGGAAAGACGATTTTCATCAGGGCATCGCGAATGATGAGCTTGCCATCGAGTTGGAATTCGGTAAATTCCTAAGAGATTTGGTGGTTAAGCACAAGCCTGATGCTGTGGTCGAAGTCGGAACAGGAGCAGGCTATTCTACTTCATGGATGCTCTTGGGTCTGGAAGAGAACAAGAAAGGGAAGTTATTTACCGTCGACAATGGAGAAGGGCCACGGATATACGTTTGCGAAAAAGTTGGCCTGAGCGACAAGAAACTGACGGTACTGAAAGGAACCTTACAGGAAAACCTGAAAGAGATCCCGAAGAAAGTGGAGTTGGTTTTCT